GACCGTTTTCATAGGTAACTGCAATTTTCATAATGGAATCTCCTTTGCAATTTTTGCCTGATTTTTCTGTGTTGGCTCTCTGCATCCGGCAGCAGCGGCCGCAGTGGGCTGCCTCCTGTCCTCCGCAGATGCGGTAGTTTCCCCCGGTGATGTGCAACGGTTTCCCGTGGACAAGACACGCTGCGATCTTGCGCCGTGCGCTTTTGTAAATCTCCTGCACGGTAGAGCGGGAAATATCCATCTGCGCGGCACACTGCTCGTGGGTTTGCTGCTCTAAGTCAACCAGCCGAATGACCTCGTACTCGTCCAGCGTCAGCAGGATCGGCTCACTATCCCCACATCCGTCGGGGCAGAATGTCTCAACTTGTGGTGCGCCACAAATCCGACGGCACCGTGGCGGTCTTGGCATAGATATGTCCCCTTTGTTTACGGTATATACCGATTATACAGCATATTTAGAGAATTGTCAATAAGAAGTGAGCGTTTTACCACCCTGGAATTTGAAGGTCATTCGTCCGTCGGCGTGAACGGTCACTGTGTCAATGACTGTCAACCAGAGCTTTTCGTCAAACTCGGTGAGGGCATCCAATTCCTGCACCTCGAACATAAATGCTCCGATGGCTTCTGCCTGGGCTTCCCGTGCCGCCTTTGTGGCGCGGAGCTGCTCAAGCTGTGCCTTGGCTTTTTCGTACCGCTCCACAAACCCATTGTACCGTGCGGCGTACTCTTCCTGATTCTGCGCCGTTTGCGAATTCTCCGCAATGCAACGCTTTGTCAGTTCGGTCACCACATCGATCTCCTCAAGCAGACTCTCGATTTCTGTATCAATGCCTGTACAGTCTGTCAGGGTGGCTTGCATCAATCGGCAATCCTCAAGGATGTTGTCTTTGCTTTCGATGATAGCGTTAAGGGCGGTCACGAACCGCGCTTTAATGGTTTCCTCGTCCAGATGCGGCGTTTCGCATTTGTGCTCACCCTTGAATTTGCCGTTGCATTGCCAGATGACCCTGCGGTATTTTGAGGTCGAGTTCCAGACTTTCGAGCCAAAGTAGGAGCCGCAGTCCCCGCAGACGATGCGGGAAGAAAAAATGCTCTTTCCGCTGTACTGGCGGCTGATCTGCTTGCGCCGCGCAAGCTCCGTCTGAACTTTGTCGAACTCTTCCGGCGTAATTATCGGCTCATGGCTGTGTTCCACATAATACTGCGGCACCTCGCCCTCATTGACCTTCCTCTTTTTTGTGAGGAAATCGACCGTGAAGCATTTCTGAAGGAGTGCAGCGCCCTTGTATTTCTCGTTTTGAAGGATGCTTTCCACTGTACTGGTCTGCCAGCGTTGTTTTCTCGATGGAGTCGGAATTCCATCTGCTGTCAGTTCCTTTGCAATGGCCCCCGGCGTCAACCCCTCCATGAATCGAGTATAAATCCGGCGGACAACGATTGCCTCATCCGGAACGACTTCTGGAAAACCGTCCGCTCCTTTGCGATAGCCGAGGAACTGCTTGTATGGGAGATTGACCTTTCCATCGGCAAACCGTTTTCTCTGTCCCCAGGTAACATTCTCGGATATGGAGCGGCTTTCTTCCTGTGCCAAGCTCGACATGATAGTAAGCAGCAGTTCGCCCTTGCCGTCAAAGGTGTAGATGTTCTCTTTTTCGAAGTAGACTTCTACGCCTTTTTCTTTCAGTTTGCGGATGGTAACCAGGCTGTCGACCGTATTTCGGGCGAAGCGGCTGACCGACTTTGTGACGATGAGGTCGATTTTACCGGACATGGCGTCGGCGATCATTTCATTAAAGCCGATGCGATGCTTGGTATTCGTGCCGGAAATGCCCTCGTCGGTGTAAACCTTAACAAACTCCCATTCGGGATTGCGTTTGATGTATTGCGTGTAGTAATCCACCTGTGCCTCGTAGCTGGTGAACTGCTCATCGCTGTCTGTGGACACTCTTGCGTATCCTGCGACCCGCCGTTTTTGTACAGCCACCCTGGAAAGGTGCGTCAGCGGATTGATGGTCGGCGGAATGACTGTGACCGACCGTGCTGCTGTTCTGTTCATTCCTTTTTCCTCCTTGCCTGTAATGCCCGCTGCCGTGCCTTTTCTTTCATTTCAGGCGTCCAGCTTTCTGCTCTGGAGCGGTCTTTCCATCGTTTAACGATTTCAGAACCGTCGTCCATGCAGTACACGACCACATTGTTTTTCTCTGCTCTGATTGCCGTTATTTTGCTTCTGACCATATCGCTGTCGATGCTGCCCTCTCCCAGCACCTCGCAGGTGAGGACTTCGAGCGTTTCTTCTGGAATCCGCTTTGCAGCACATTCGGATTTTCCTTTTGTCTGGAATGTAGTGCAATTCCAGTAGTGTTTTTTGCGGTAAGTTACGCGCTTATAGGTATTGCCGCACAGTCCGCAGTGAATCAACCCCGAAAAAGCTGAATGAGTCGGTTTTTTGCGGTTGGAAGTCTGTTGCGCCATTATTCTGAGCCGCTCCTGTGCCTTATCAAATGTTGCCTGGTCGATGATTGGCTCATGCGTTCCCTCAGCATAGTACATCGGAAGCTCTCCTCGATTGGGTAACAGTTTCTTTTCAATGTGGTTGTTGCGGTATTGCTTTTGCAGGAGTGCATTGCCGAGGTACTTTTCATTGGATAAGGTATTCCGCATCCGCTCCGCACACCATGTGCCGCCGAGAACGCCTTTATGTCCTCTGGCATCAAGGTCACGGCAGATGGAACTCATGCTCTCGCCGCCGTTGAACCGTGCAAATATCTCTCGGACGATGGCAGCGTCCGTCTCGTTCACCCTTATGCCGTCCGGTGTGATGTCATAGCCGAACAGAAAGCGGAGGTTGATGATTTCTCCGTTTTCAAAGGCTTTTCGGACACGCCATTTCTGATTTTCACTGGCTGACAAACTCTCTTCCTGTGCGTAGGACGCCAGGATGGTCATCATCAGCTCACCGTCCGCACTCATGATGTGCTGCTCTTCAAAGAACACATCTACACCCAGGCTTTTCAGCTCTCGGACAGTCTGAAGAAGCGTCACCGTATTTCTGGCGAAACGGGATATGCTCTTCGTAATAACAAGATCGATGTTCCCTTGGCGGCACTCCTCAATCATGTGCTGAAACCCGGCTCGTTCTCTTTTTGTGCCGGTCACAGCCTCATCGCTGTAAACGCCGCAGTACATCCACCCGTTGTGGCTCTGAATCATTTTGCTGTAATAACTGACTTGCGCGGACAGTGAATGCAGCATGGCATCCTTTCCTGTGGAAACACGGGCATAAGCGCAAACACGCAAAGCTCTCGGCTGTGCGGGAATTAGGGCATCGACCCTTTCTACTACTCTCTTCATGTGGTTCACCTCCCTTTGGTGTGTGACATATTACCTCTAAAAACACGATTTATCCAGTGATTTCAGCGGAATATACTACACGAAGATATACCGTATTTATTGGCTATAATTGTATCGATCTTAGCGTACTCTTTGGCTGATATCAGCCCCTTGGAACGCATACTCCGGGCGAGTGCCATCGCCATCTGGTAGGCAAACAGACGCTTATCGTAATCACTCATGGTCGGCCTCCTTCCTGCGGAATTTCAAATAGCAGTCACGGGAGCAGAACACCCGATGGCTGTTGCCATAGCTTTCAAACTGCTTCCCGCAATGTCGGCAAGTGAGTGTGTAGTACGCTTTTCGCTGCACTCTTTCGGGATGTGCGTTCCACCACGCCATTCGGCAGGCATCGGAGCAGAACATCCTTTTCCGTTTATGCGGTGTCTGCTCAAGCGGAGCCAGGCAGTTTCGGCACAGGGCATTTGAGTCCGGCATCTCTTTGATCTGCACAGGATGTCTGGCGCAAAAGGACTTTACAGTGTTTAGCGGTAGCCCTGTTATAGCGGATATTTTCTTATACCCGTAGCCCTGGTGTTGGAGTTCCACAATTCGTGAGCGTTCCGTGTCTGTCATATTGATACCTCATTCCTGAGAAATAGCGTTTCTCGCTATACCCAGAGAAAAGGCACTTTTGTCAGGGTAAAATGGGCAAAAAAATAACGCCCTCCACGGAAAAATCCGCAGAGGGCGTGTGATAGGTTCGGTTTACTTGTTCGGAATCTTCAGCTTCATGCCGCTGTAGATGACATTGCTTTTCAGCCCATTCAGGCTGACGATTTCCTTATAGCGGCTGCCGTTGCCGAGATACTTCTTGGCGATTGCCCAGAGGGTGTCACCATGCACCACGGTGTGGTTGCGGTAATCCTCGGAGGGTTTCGTGCCTGCCACGGCGAGCGCAGAAGTTTTGACCGGCGACATGATGGCGTACCTGCCGGACTCATCCTTGTTGATGACCGCACGGTCGCCGCTGACCTCTACCACATACCAGCGGAGCTTCTTCACCCAGCCGGGAATGGCTTTGCCGTTGTAGTAGGTGCTGCCCGTGATGGTCACGAGGTCACCGGACTTAATTGTGCCGATGGGCTTGGCCGGTTCGACCGGCTTCACCTCGCTGCCGAGAGCCGCCGTGACCTTGGATGCCAGATCGCCCATGCGGGCATACATCCAGTTGCCGGGACAGGATTTATTCGCAAACCAACGATGGACGGTCAGCACCATCTCGTCGGATTTCGGGGTGTAGTTCAGCGTCTTGGCCTTATCGCCCAGCCAGAGCAGCTTGGTTTTGCCGTTGCGCCTGCAGATATCGGTGCAAAGCTCGATGAGTCTCTTGTACACCACGTTCTTAAAAGCGTAAGGCTCGGTGTTGTCGCTGGCACACTCGATGGTGATAGCTCTCTGGTCGTTGGCTGCGGAGGAGGAGCACCAAGAGCGGTTTTTCTCCTCCACATACATTCCGACCCTGCCGTCCACGCCAATGCCGTAGTTGCTGCTTGCCTGCCGTGAGGTCGGCAAGAAGATGTTGCCGAGCGTTTCAACTGAGCACTGACCCACCACGCAGTGAGGCGTGATGCGGTCAATGCTGTGGGTACGCTGCCCGGAGTGGTTCGGGCTGAGTTTGGTGTAGGACACCAGGGAACTGTTTGTGTAAGCCATATTATTCATCCTCCTTTTCACTGCGGTCATGAAGCTGCTCCAGAACGGATTTCAGCTTCTGCGGAATGGGCAGTCCCAGGTATGCGGCGTTTTCCAACAGGGACACGCCCTCATTCGACAAATAGAAGAAAATGACGGCAGTACGCATCACCGAGCCGCTGCCGATGACGCGGGTGTCGAGAATATGCCCGATGCCGACCAGGGCGAAGATGAGCACCTTTTTGAAAATGCCCTTGAATCCGACTTCGCTGGACAGCTTCTTGTCCACCACGGCGCACATGATACCGGTGATGTAGTCGATGACTACGAAAGCCAGAAGCGCATAAAGCAAGCCGTCACATCCTCCCAAGAACCATCCCAGCCAGCCGCCGATTCCGGCGAACACCACCTGAATGGTCGTCCAGAATTCTTTCATGTTGTTTGTCCTCCTTTGAAATTAAAAATGGGTATGAAAAAAGTGACGCCGGAGCGTCACGCTTTTCCGATAGCATAGATTGATACTTTGTAGGTTGCCGATGGTACCGTATTTGGTCTTACGGCAAATATCTTTCCGGGGTTGGTCGTTGTAGACCAGCTACTCGAACTGCCTCGCTCCACAAACATGGCGTAGTTGCTGTTCTCCGTGGAGATATGGACATGAGGAATTTCCGCGAAGGTAAATGGAAAATTAGGGAGCGCAATTGCGCCGCTCTCATAGAGCACGCCCCATGCCGTCGAAATGGCGGTCGTAAAGGAATACTGACCCCAACATTCCGCTGTACCGCTTTTCCATTTACGATAATTCCAGATGCCGCTTGTCCCTTGCTGAATGACAAAATCCGCAAGGGGTGAGCCATCCACCCGCATATCCCCGGCAACATCCAGCATGGCTTGTGGCTCCGGCGTGTTGATGCCGACCTTCTTTTTCCGCAGTGCAATGAGGGGCGTACCCTGCGGAACAGTAAAATACAGATCCAGACTGCTCAAAGAATAGAGCTTGTCTTGGATCTGTAGATGAAGGTCGTAGGAACTGTTGGCATCCAGATTGCACAGTTCCAAATTGGAGTAGCTGAAAGAGGTTCCGCTTTTTGTCGTGCCGGAATAGATGCTGGTGTAGCTACCGTAGCTGCTCTCACTGGTTTTCTTGTACCGATACCGCACATAAACCACGCTGTTTTTCTGCGTCCCGTCTACGGTCACAGCAGAAATAGAGCCGCTGAATTTGAGCTGCATTTCCGCTTCAATGTCGTTGGTTCGTCGGAGCGTCACCGAGGATATCTTCGGCTTGGTGTACGGAATGACTGTTACCGTCCGTGAAGTTTCGGCGGTATAACCGCGGGAGTCCGTGACCGTGAGCGTGACCGTTACGCTGCCGGACTTGGCGATCTTTCCAACAGATAAGGCAGAGCCGGTAGTGTTAGAGGATGACAGCCCGTTGCAGGAAGCTGTGTAGTTGGAAATACTGGCACCGTTTTTTGCAGTTGCCGTTCCGGGCGTGACCTTGAGGGTCGAGTAGTTCTGAACGAATAGCTGGTCGTTGCCTGTGAGGTTTTTCGTGGTCGTGTAGCTGTCGGCATAAGTGAATCCGCTTATGGTCGGAGCAGAATTGGTTGCCGTGGTCAGTACAGTGGCGGTCTTGCTTGAGGTGCTGCCGATCTGCGTAGACCCGCTGTAAGACGAAACCGCAAAGGTACCTGTGAACGACTTGATGGATGCCATAGCGTTCAAAAGCGTTGTTCTCTGCGCCGATGTCAGCGTGACCGTGCGGTTCGCCGTGCCCTTCGACCAGGAAAGCCCGGAAATAGTCAGGATGGTCGTGCTACCGTTTTTGAGCACCAGCGTATTGGTGTAGGAGGCTTCGTACACGGTCACATTGATGGTAATGGAAACCGTGGCATTGTCCGCCGTCACCGTGTTGACACTATTCACCACAGCACCGCCCAGCGTCTTGACCGTGGAACTGCCGGAAGTGCCGTAGACATGGTTGTACTGCCGCCTTGCTCTGACCCTCACCGTATAGCTGGTGTTCGGCGAAAGCGAGGATAGTGTTACGCTTGCGCTGGTGGATGCCGTTGTTGAGAACTGCGTCCAGCTCGAACCGCCGTTTGTGCTGTACTGCCAGACGTCCGCCGTGGCAGAGGATGTAGCGGAGATTTTGAAGCCGTTTGCCGTGACATTCGATGTACTGAATGTAACTGTGGGAGCAGAGCGGTCAATGGTAGTCAGCGTCATGCTGCCGCCGTATTCCTGTGAACCGTAGATATAAACACGGGTCGAGAATCCGACCGTGATCGTTTTGCTGCCGTTGCTGTCATGAGCCACAGTAATCGTGCCACTGACAGAACCTTTCTTTGCCGGGAAAACACGGTCATCCCAATAGGTACGGCCCTTTGAGTATACGGTCGTACCATTGATCGTTACAGTGGTCGTGTCAATCGTGTAGTAAGTGGATGCGCCACCGGTAGAGGTCAGCGTCCAGGAAAGTGTCGAGCTGTTACCGACCACATTCACGCTTTCTGAAATGTCCAGTTGAAGATAGCGCCCATCGTATGCCGCGCTTTTCCAAGTTGCCATAGCTTTCCCTCCTTAATCCAGAATGACGATGTTCAGCCCTTCGGACGCCGTCGGCATCGGGACAAACTTCGTTTTGCCCACGGTCAGCTCGCCGTCCACCGTGGTTTTCTTAGTCTGCGTTTCGTCCTTGTTCAGGGTAAAGATCACCTCATCGTTGTAATAACCGGCGAACTCCGTGTTCGTGATAACCGTCCGCTGGGACGATGCGCTGTTGGATACCTCGATGCCCCGCTTGTCGATCTTGACCTCCTGCGTGTAGATCTCGTTGGGAGCAGGCGTCCACTTTCGGGGGATCGCTCCTTCGGAGATCATGATGTCGGCGAGATAAATGGACGCATCCCGACAGTAGCAGTAAATACGCAACGTGGGGTCGGTCACATCGGTGAGCGTGACGGTAAAATCCGTCCAGTCAAAAGCGGTGCTCTTATTGAAGAGATACGCAGTTTTGTTTCCGTTGTAGGTCACATAGAAATACCCGGACATGGTCGAGGTTTTCTTGGCGCGAACGGAAACTGTATAAGTGCCGGGAACTACCCCTCGGATGTACTGCGACAGCGAGGAGTAAGCTCCCAGCACAAAGCAGGAGTCGGAAACGGTGTTGTTCTGGGTGTCCGTGGAGGCATCCGTTTTCACGGTGCCGGAATAGTTCCAATCATCCGTGATGCCGTTCAGGCCGGAAGAGTTTTGCACATAGTTGATGCCGCCGATGTACTGCTCCTGCATGGTGACGGACAAGCCTTCCACCGTGTGCTGAAGCTGAGATACTTTGCTTTCGGAGCTTCGCAGCCGCTCTTCCAGTATGCCTTGGTCGTTGGAAACCGACTCCATAGTTTCGGTAAGAGTCGCCACATAGCTGTTCAGCCCGTCGATGGTTTGCTGGAACTGTGCATCCTTCTCGGTCAGAATGGAAATGGTGGTGCGGATCGTTTCAATGTCGTTCTGCACCACCCATTCATTTCCGTCCCATATTTTCGTTTCCGGCGGGGTCACAGAGGTGTCCACCCAGAGCTGCCCCTCATAGGGGTTCTCCGGCGGCGTGTCCGAGGTGACCACATCGCAGAGACTGATAATCGTGAACTGTGCTGATGCGATCATCTCACCACCTCCTTAAAGTGCCACAACGACCATAAAGGTTGCCTTGGTATCCACATCGGTGCTGGACACCGACAGAGTCTTGCCGGTCTTGCTGCCGTTGGTTCCCCAAGAGGTATCGACAACACCGTCTTTGTTGTACTTCGTCCAGGTGTAACTGCCGTTTCCGGCTGCGTCCACCTCGGAGCCCGCCTGATAGCAGACGGCGGTCAGCACGGTCGTACCTTGGCCGTTCTTGAACACATCGCCGCCCGTGGAGGTGACGATGATCTGCAGCGGGTCGGAGTTGTCGATGAAGGTCGCCACATCGAAAAACTTCGTGTTATAAGAAGCGGATGCGGAATCTGTGTCCTGGGCACAGCACTTGAACACAGCGTAGCTGTCCACCGCTGCGGCGTAGACCGTGAGGGTATTGGTGGCCGTGCCGGTGTATTTGTCGGCGGTATCCGAGAGTTTGCGCCAGCCGATGCCGAAGTCTGCATCATAGCCGGTGGAAGAAGCGGCGGTGACGGAAGCGTCCATAACCGCCCACTTGTAGCTGACCTTGGTGGTATCTACCGTAGAGCCGCGCCACAGCTCGGCCTTGGCGGTCAGACTGGCGACCTCCTCGTTCTTGAACACATTTCCGTTAGGCGTGGTGACCAGCAGGTCGACGATGCCGGAACCGTTGACCACACGGGAGAAGGAAATGGTCAGCGGATGGGTCAGCGACAGACCGGTGCTTTCGTCCTTGTAAGTGATGACACAGCGATAGTCGATGCCGGGCAGTTCCGCCATGACATTGGCCTTGACCGTGAGGATGTGACTCTTGGCACCACTGAGGGCGTAGTTCGTGCCCGCGGTGATGGCGGTGTTGCTGTCACCCACATACCACTTGACCGAGGTGACATTGGCGGTGGCGATCTGGTCGGCGGTGGTGCCGATGACATACAGACTGGGTGTCAGAACGAGGTTCTTCGTTTTCCAGTCGGGGGTGTAACTGCCGTTGTCGGGGTTATACATCTGAGTCTTGGCGAGGTTCGAGCCGATGTACCCCGTCAGTGTCAGTGCGTCGTTGTAGTCGATGATGGTAAACTGACCTTGTGCTTTGCTCATGTGAGAAGCCTCCTTTAAAGTTGTTGTATCAGGAACGGGCGCTGTGCCGGTTTCTGTTGTGGGTTCTGCGGTTGCCATAGTGAATTCCTCCGTTATAACAGGCTCTGCCTGGTCGTGGTGTCGATGAGGTCACAATAAAAAGTGGCGCGGATTTTGACATCCGCACCGGTGATGACCACGGACTTTGCGCCGCCGAAATGCTGTTCATTCCAGACCTTGTCCGCCTCTGTATCCTCCGACACCCTTGTCCAAACAAATTGGTTGGCATCCAGCGTGTCGGTGATGTCCTCATCCCACGAGTACACCTTGGCGGAAAGCAGCGTTTTCACATTGCCGTTTTTGAAGATGTTCCCGTTGGACGAGATGATGACGAGCCGGAGCATTTTCTGCTCCTCGATGGTGGTAATGCGGTCGCTGACCTCTGTGACCTCCTTGCTGGTGGCGTAGGCACGAAGCACGACTTCGCCGCTCTCCAAATCCCACCATGACGAGCCGTCCTGCGACTGGATGACACCTGCCTTGATGATGTTTGCCACCAAAGAGCCGGAAGTGATGAAGTCTGCAACGATCTGACCGTCCGCCGTGATGGCGGTTTCATAGGGACCGTTGTAGCCGTTATGGGAAAAGCCCAGACCGCCCACATTCCACCGCCAGACATTCACGGCATCGTCAATAGAGGGAGCGTCCAGAATGAGCAGCTCATAAGGCTGTCCGTTTTCCTCGCTGGTGTGAATGACCACATAGCCGCCGCTCTGGCCGGTGATAAGCCCGGTGGCTTTGCCGATGGCGGTTTGGAGCAGCTTCGGAAAGCGTCCCACCGTGGATTCCACTTTATCCACCGTTGACTGCACCTCGGAAATGGTGGTGATCATACTGGACTTGCTCTGACCGAGGGAAATACTCTTGTACCGCTCGGCAAGGGTGTCGTATACGGTTTCAATGACAGTAGCCGACACGCTGACGCCCAGAAGCGAGTGCCGGATGGTGACGGTATCGCAGAGATTGACCCGCTCCAAGAGTGCCGAATACTCCGGCTGTTTCCAGAGCGGTTCAAAGGACACCTTCACCGTGGGGATAGTCGCTCCCAGCGGATTAGCTTTGATGTAGCTGTTGGCTTTGGCTCTGAGGGCTTCCTCGGTCACAACTCCGTCAAATTGGTCGGAGAAATCCATGATGAGCGTTTTCGCCCGGACGATCTCCGAAGTCACAATGGGGAGCGTGACCTCCGGCAGCGTGACCACCGTTTCGGTGTCCGAGCCTTCCGGGGTGTACACGGCATACGGGAGCAGTGCAGTATACACACCGCTGTTGTCCTCGTCCTGTTCCAATGCGGTGAGGTTCTTGCCGTACTCAATGACCACACCGGTTTTCTGCCCACGGTGTGAATGGAACTTTACCGTGAAGTTGTCCCACTCAAATTCACCGTGCCATTTGGAGAGCATGGAGCCTTCCGTACCTCCGAGGCAGGCACGGACGCTTTTCGGCTGCGTGACGGAAAATGCCTTTGCATCCGAGTAGTCCGTCCGGCCCGTGAAGCGTGTATCTCCGGCAAGTAGCTGCGAGAGAATGCGCTGAGGAGAGCGACTCTCGGTACTGAACGGCAGCACCGGCACGTTGGCAAGGTCATAGGAGATATGCTGACCGTAGATCGTGACGATGCCGTTTAAGGGTTTCGTGATGCGGTAAATGCGGAATGCCTGGTCGGCGGCGGTGTCGTTTGGTTTTGCCTTGATAATGCACTCCTTGGTGATAAGCCCATAGTGCTGACCGCTGACAGGGTATTTGAGTAAGCACTCGAACACACCGTTTCGTTCTTCGGTCACTTCGCAGGAAATGGTGTCCGTCAGCACACCAAGACCGAACGAGCTGAAATCCGTAGTATTTGCGGCATAGAGTACAGGGATCATAGGCAGCACCACCTTGGAACGACCTCAATCCTTGACACATCGCCATTGCAGTTAATGGTGCAAACACCCGGCTTGAGGGCTGGAAATTCCGCTCCTTTGACTGTGTCGTTTTTGAGGGCAGTGCCTTTGAAGCAGTTCATCAGCTCACTGTCGATCTCGATGTACTCATCCAGATTGGAAATCATCATACCTCGACCTTGGGGCTGTATCATTATTACCACCGTACCGCTGCCATAGAGTTTGATGTACGGTCGGCTCTCAAACGCCGTCGGATTGGTCATCGTCAGTTCGGAGGCGTCAGCCGACACCGTTTTCTGTCCCGCAAAACTGTATTTATAGGGCTTGCAGTTGAAGGTCACGGTAAAGCTGCCGACCTTGTTTAGCTGCTCCTCAATGTCCAGATTGCCGGAGATGACACCGTAGCGGAAATACTCCGCATCGTAAGAGTCGGTGATTTCGTGGTATCTGTCCGGCTCGGAGTACAACCAGCCTTTGATGTCCTGCAGGACAGCAGCAAGTGCGGCTATATTCTTCCGAGCGAGGAACACTGTGTAGGTCACCTTGATGTTGGCAAAGCGGCGGTTCGGATTGATGATGTCACCGCTCCTGCCGGGAATGGGAATGAACTCCGCATCATATTCCGGTGCGGAGAACACGTCCTTCTTCTCGATATGCAGACCGAAATCAGCGGAACTGCGGCCGTTGTAGGTAAAATAGGTCATGCGAATACCACTCCTTTCCGCTGGGCGAACTGATTCGCCGTTTCCATGACTTCGGAGGTGAGCTGACGGATATCCTCGCTGCTGTAATTGTTGAAATTCGTGATGTTCAGTGCAATGGTGAAAGCGGATGCCGCCTTGCCGGCCACACCGTCCACGGCAGAGCGGATCGAGCCGTTCACGTCAAAGTCGGTGGGCAGAGCCGTCTGCATATCGTGAGCGAGGTCGCCCATGACACCGTTGATGTCCTCTGCCATGCCTTCTGCGGCTTTGACCGCTTCATCGCCGTTGTCGTCAATGGAGCCTGCAAGACCCTTGACCAGCATTTCACCGACCCATGCCATTTCCTTTGAGGGCGAATGGATGCCGAAGAAATCGCAGATACCGTCCCAGATGGAAGAGATCCACCCGGACACCTTGTCCCACAGCCATGAGGCAAGCTGGGTAATACCGCTCCACAGTCCCTTGACGATGTTGCCGCCGATCTCCACAATTTTATACATCAGAGAGCCGAAGGCTTTCACGATACCCGCAATGATCTGCGGCACGGCCTTTACGATCTCCACGATGATGGTGGGCAGGTTTTCAATCAGCGCAACGAACAACTGAACGCCTGCCATGATGATCTTGTCGATGTTCCCGATGAGGGCATTGACAATGCCGGAGATGATCTGCGGAATCGCCTGCACGATGGTCGTGATGATCTGCGGCAGGGCTTGAATGAGAGAAATCAGCAGGTCGATACCCGCTTGGATGATCTGAGGTATGGCGTTCAGCACGGCGGTGATAATGCCGTCAATGATTTTCGGGATAGCTTCCACGATTGCCGTGATGATCTTCGGCAATGCAGTCACCAGCGAGGTCAGAAGCAGAATGCCTGTTTCGATGATCTGAGGAATCGAATCCAGTAAGAAGGTAATGATACCGTTGATGATCTCCGGCAGAGCGGCGATCAACACGGGGCTTGCGTCCAGAAGTCCTTGCGCCAGTCCCGTGATAAGTTGTAAGGCTGCGTCAAGGAGCATCGGCAGGCTGTCCACCAGTCCTTGTACGATGGTGACGATAGCCTGCACCGCTGCCGGAATGAGCGTGGGCAGCGCATCCGCAATGCCGGTCACCAGCGTGGACACCAACTGAACCGCAACCTCAATAAGCAGGGGCAGATTCTCGATCAGCGTGTTCACGATGGTCATGAGTGCGGACACCGCCGCCGGGATAAGCTGCGGAAGCAAAGAAAGCAGCGTTTCCAGCACCTGCGAGAACAGTTCGGTGACTGCTTCCAGCAGTGTGGGCAGCAGTTCACCCACAGCCGTCAGCAGGGCATCCAGCGCCGTGGGCAGAGCCGCCACGATGTTCTCAATGACCGGGGTGATGTTCGCCACCACGGTCTTGAAGGCATCCACCATGTTGTTGCACAGCAGCTCCATGTCAGCGTCCGCATCACCAAAGCCTACGATGAGGTTCGACACGGCGGATTTCAGTGCATTGACAGAGCCGGAAATGGTAGCTTCGGCTTCCTTGGCGGTCGTTCCTGCAATGTCCATGCTCTCCTGCATGACATGAATGGCTTCCACCACATCTGCGTAGGAGGAGATGTCATACTTGACGCCGGATATCTTCTCCGCATCGGCGAGCAGTCGCTCCATTTCCTGCTTCGTGCCGCCGTAGCCCAGCTTGAGGTTGTCGAGCATCGTGTAGTTCTGCTTGGCAAAACCCTGGTAGGCATTCTGAATGGAGGACATATCCGTACCCATTTTGTTGGCGTTGTCGGACATATCCGTAATTGCCATGTCCGCATACTTTGCGGCTTTCTCGGTATCACCGCCGAGGGACTGGATC